CTTTTTAGAGTTAATACCATCAGCAAGTCTCCATCTACCTTCATTCTCAAACCCTCGTTTGAACATAGCTATCACACCATCTACATGAATATCTTGTACTGTTTCTTTACCTTCTTTTAATATGTTTTTTAATTTAATCATTTTGGCTCCCACAATACTTTACCTTTACTTGTCTCTAAACTAACTTTTAATTTTTTAATATCGTATTGAACACTATCAACAGCTTTTCCAAAAAGTCCTGATAAAGGTTTTACATGAATTTGTTTTCTATCAACTTTAGTTATTCGTCCATAAAGTAATCTTCCATCTTCAAATTCATCACCAACTTTTGGTTTACTTGGAGCTTCGTTTAATATATCTTTTAACTTAATCATTTTTCATTGCTGTTTTAATTTTTTGTATGTCAGCCATAAGTTGTTGTGGTGTCATACCAGCAGCATCAATTACTTTATACAATATAGCAGCTCTTTTCATTCTATTCAAGTTTGCACCTTTCATAGAATCAACAAATTTATCTAAGAATCTATTTACAACTGATGGTAATTTGATTTTGTCAAAATTAACTTCATTGATTGTTTCTTCTTTAATCATACCAGTTTCTTTACGAACTTCTTGATTTTGTTGTTTTATTAAATCTTTCATATTAATCATAATGATGTCCTCATTCCTGTATACTTTGTGAATATTGTCCCCAACATATCAGCATATACATCTTTAACTTTCTTTTTAACTTTGATTCCTTTTACACTAACGAAACCAAACTCCATATCATATAAATCTTTTGAGTTATGACCTATTCTTACAAAATTAATTCCTTTTGAATTTCTACCTATCTTGAATGACATATATTTGTTTGAAAAAGCAAATCCTTTAGCACCTGTCATAGCAATAAATCTATTACCACCAATCTGTTTTAAAATGATAGCTGCTTTCTTTCTATCCATTTTTTCGTCAATTTTTTTCTTTTTAATCAAATGAGGACCTGCTGGTTCTTCACCTAATTCACCATTTTCACCATATCCACAAGTTCCTTCATTCATTTTAGCCAATTCTTCACGAACCATTTTCTTAATCAAGTTTCTAACTTTCATTTCTCTTTTCACCTTTTCTGGTTTTCCCTTATGTTTCGTTGAAGCAAAATCATCAACATCATCTTTACTCATTGATTTAGCAATTTTACCAGCTCTTCCTTTTTTAGGGATGTCGCCTTTTTGCATTGCTTTCACAACACCAAAAAACCTTTGTTGGGCTTTTGATGATGCTGGCATTACATTAATTTTCCAAAATCTTTTTTATACTTTTTAGTAAATCCAACTACATTCTTTTTATAATTATCCAAGAAGTCAGCAGCTGAATCATCTAATCCTTTTTTTCTTAAAGTTTCATAAAAATCTAAATAATACTTTTGTAATTCTTTTAGAGATTTGTCTATTTTTTTAGCGTGTTTTTTATATTCAAAAGCTGGGCCTTCATTTAGATTAAATTCGTCTTTGATGTTCTCAAGAACTTCATTAACCTTTTCAATAGATTTAGATTCGTTTTTAGTAACTTTTTTATCACCATATCCCATTAGAGTTTTGTAATCCATTTTATTCTCCTCTGAATATATCGTTGATTATGTTTTCAATTTTACAATCGTGACAACACACACCATCAGGTCTTGTTCCAACACCTTCATTTAATTTACCTTCATTTGTTGGAGATAAGAAAGCTCCGTGTGTAGATGGATTGGATACAAAGTCAAATGCAATAAGTTCAAAGTCTGGTTGAACTTCTACTGAATCATCTTCATTCATTTCTTTAACTGAACCTAATCCACGAGATGATATACCTAACTTGATACCACTCTTAAATAATTCTTTTAAGATGTTACCAGCTGGTGTTCCTAATACTTCAACAGTTCCCATTAAATCATTGTCTTTCCAATGCATTTCCAATATATTATGTGATACATTGTTTAGATTTACAACAGAAGAATCTGGATGGTCAAGTTCACCTAATGCTCTTCTTTCTTTGATTTGAATTTTTGAATATTTGTCAGCTTCTCTCATCAAAGTTTCTCTTGGATAAACTCTTCCGTTTTGATTCTTAGCTTCTGCTCTTTGCAATACACCCTTAACAACCAATCTTCCATCATTGTTTTTCATTGACTCATTGATTTGTTGTGGTGTTATTTCAAATGGTATATAATCTACAATCACTTCTTTCATTATGATACCCTCACATATACGAATGTTACATCACCAACATCACCAGCTGCATCTGCTTGTCTCCATGCTACTGGATTTATATCCAATTTAACTGCTGGATTACCTCTATCGGCATCACCAGCTATAACTGAAGCAGTAATGTAAGTTGAAACACTACCTGACTCGTAAGCAAAAGCATATGAACCAGGTTGATTAATTATCACATAACTTGGTCTTTTTGTTATCCCCTCAGCTGATGGACAAACTGCGTAACTAAATCTGTGGATTCCATTTGGTGTTACAGCAGGTACTTGTTTTTTTGTATTATTAGGGTCATTACTATACAATGGCATTTATTATCTCCTATTTCCAAGCTGTTCGTTTAAGCCATATATCTCTTAATATATCACCAACGACATTTCTTATTAATTTTGTTATTACTTCTAAATCTTTTTTATCAAGAGCTTCACTTACAAACTTGTATCCAGTTTGCTTTTCAACATTTTTCTTCTTCTTCTTTTTCATCTTACCAAAAGCAAAAGGTGTTGAATATCCTGGTACAGCCGCAGTAGTTGTTATTTCCTCTAAAGATTCTTCATCCAAGAGTTCCATAGTTAGTTTTTTAACTAACTCTTTAAATAACTTTCTGTTTTTTATTTCCACTTTTTTTCACTTCCTTTACAAGTTCTAAATATCTCATTGTTTGAACCACATATTCATCTTTAACAACATCTGATTTATCATCAATACCACAGAATTTGTTAATTGATTTTATAGCTTCTTGCATTTTGATTTTTACAACCTTGTCTTTAAGATTCTTAGAGTGTGTTTTTAAATCTTCTTTTAAACCCTTTACAATCTCTCTTAAAGTGTCTTTTAAAGAATTTGTATTAGATACATTATTAATATACTCTCTTAATAGATTCTTTTGGTCTCCACTTAATTTTGTATATTTTTGATTGAATTTCTCTAAAAGAGTTTTGTAAGTTAAAATTCTCAAATCCTCATCATCAGGTAATGTTTTAACAGTTTCTGATAATTTAATACTTCTGTCATTTGTTGTTACATGTTCAACTATATTAAAAAATGACTCTGTTTTTTGGTCAGGTGATAAAGATTTGTTATATTCGAATAATGTATAAATAGATGCATAAGTTTTATAATTTGGAACTTTAGAAGACATAAATTTTTGGATATTATAATTAGATTGAATTTCTTTTATTAAATTATATCTTTCTCTTCTAAGTGTAGAGTTGTTTAAATCACCTCTAGCTTTCATTACTTCATTTATAAAGTAATCAGCCTTTGAATCTGATTTAAATTTCTTTGTAATTAGAATATTATATAGAGCAAGTTCTTTACCTAACTCCGTATTTTCGTTAAATTTTTCTTTAACGATTTTTACCGCTGGTCCATTGTCTTTATTTAGCACATCAGATGTAATCTGTCTAAGCAAAAATTCAAACAATAATCCTGTATTACGGATTTTGTTATGTTTAACTTTACGCATTGTCGAGTCCCCATTTTTTTTGGATACTATATATGTAATTATTCATATATAAATATAATGTTTTTATTAAATAACTTGAATTATTCTTCATCATCTATGATTATTTCTTCATTTAACATAGATTTATCTAAATCTTTGCCAAACTTATCTTTAAGTGAATTTAGTAGTCCTTCTCGTGCAACAATCGTACCACCTTTACCCATAGCTAGTGGAGAACCACCTTTAAACTCTCGTTTACCATATCGTTCTCTTTCGTACTTTGTTGCATCTTTTATATCTTTAGCTGAGTATTCATTCCCAAATTCTTTCTTACCAGTTCCACTTCTTCTATCACCACCATGTTGTCCGACTTGTTCTTCAAACTCATCATCAACGGGTGGTTCTTCACCACCACCTTCGGCTGGGTCTGTTCCCTCAGTTTCAATTTGTTCCATTCTAAACGCTTGTTTTCTGTCTTCAATCACACCATTGAATACATCGGCTTTTTCTTGGTCGTTTAATTCAAAGATATTATCATATATCCATTGTCTTGAAAATAATTTATTTTCAATCAAGTCATTAGCAATTTCTTTTTTCTGTGTTAATAATTCTAATTTTTCTTGTTGATGTATCATTGATGGATTTGTTAATTCCAATTCAAAATTAATCAATTCCGCATCATCAAACCCTTGTGTGTATAGATGAACAATTGCAATTTTTTCCAATTCAGCCACAATTGTTTTTTGTAGTCTTTCAATCGTTCTTGCAAATCTAACATCTTCAGCAGCCAATGTAGCCTTTGAACCTACATTCTCATCATACCCAAGAAATGCTTTAGGGACTTTAAGAGCTGCCATCATTTTGTTTTTAAGATATTCTACATCTTCAATAGCACCATCATTACCCAAACCCGGTAAAGTGTCAATTTGAGTTCCACTATCACCACCACGAACAGGTAAGTAGTAATCTTCTGTTACGGATTCCATATTGTATTTTAAATTATATTCACCATTACTATTCATCACAGGTGTTTTTTTCATTTTACCAATGATTTGTTGCATAAAATTATCAACTTCATTTGGTGGTATGTTTCCAATATCAACCTTAAATACTCTTTTCTCTGGTGCTCTCATCATTCTATGAATCAACATAGCATCTTCCATAAGAGTTAATTGTTTAAATACTCTTCTTGCACCCTCTAACATTGACTTACCATAAGGTAAATAATTTGTATCTGCTAAATTTCTGAAGTGAGCTACTTCGTAATTTTCATAAACATTATTTGGTTTAGAACTTCTTCTTGTTTCTGAATATTGTTGAACTTCAAATTGAACTAATTTTGGATTACTTGGGTCATGTCCTTCCATTCTATTCACTTCATATACTGAAAGAGGTTTTACATTTACAACTCCATGTTTATCCAATATATCTAAATGTAAGTAAAAATCACCATATTTAGTCATATTTCTTATATAACTCCATAGATTAAATTCAATGTTCATTATGTCATAAAACAGATTGTGTAAAATTTTAGCTACTTTTGGATTATCGGTTTTAATTTTCATTATTCTATTTTCAATATTATCAACCGTAGATTCATCACAATAAATATCTAATGCTGATGATATGATTGGGTCTGCATCCATTAATTCATAATCCCTAAACAATTCTTTCCTAGCCACATCATATGCATTTGCATTTTGTTTAGCTTGATATGATGAACCACCATAACCACTTGAATTAATTCTATTGTATCTATCAATAAAATTAGATGTTAAAGCTGTTTGTGAAAATTCAACATCTTTAACTTTCACTTGTCCATCGTTTGTTTTTCTTAAAACTATTTGATTTTGGAATAATTTTCCTAATCTTTGTAATATGTTTTCGTCTGCCATTTTTTACCTCTTATTTAATTAACCAAGTTAAATCTTCTTTTTCGTCACCAAAGTCCATTTCATATGGATTTTTTGATGGTTGTCCCACAGAACCTACTCCGAACCCTGCTGCGTGTTCAGACTTGTTTCCATTTGACTTCAACATTGTATTCATAACAGCCCATTGTTGGTCATTTTTATCTTTTTGTAACCTCAAAGCTGTGTCTCTAACCCAAAGGGCTATTGAATAAGACATAACTAAGTCATCGTTGTAACCTTGCATTGCTTGTGCTTTTGATTGTGAAACTCCACTCTTGTATATAAATACAAACAATTCATCAATTAATCTATTTGAGTGAAGTTTTACTAATTTTTCTCTTGTGTATTCTTCCATTTTAGCTATTGCTAATGGACGAGTCTTTGCTGTTGTTGAAAAACCAGGCACCATATTTCTATCTTGTGCTCTGTATTTATTTGTAATGTTATGTTCCGTATCAACAACTTGTAAATCTTTTGATTGATAGAATAGATTCTTATATCCTCTATCAATAATAGTTTGTATTGTAGCCCAACCGATATTGTTGTTCTCAACTACTAATAAGGCATCATTGTATTTTGTTGCAACTTCAATTAAGAAGTTTCCGTAATCCGTTGTAGAAAGTTGTCCTTTATATTCTGCACATTGTTCCATATCTTCAACTTCAAACACTTGACAAGCAGAAAAGTCACTTCCATCACCACGAGCCACATCAGCAACTACTATATATTCTTTTGTATAATCAGGTTGTCTCCATACCCATAAACCCCTATCCATTCCTAATTCTTCAATTGGAGCTTCTATCAACTCATCTTTATACCATTGTAGAATTGCAGGGTCGACTACTGATTGTCCACTTGATAGAAAGTCCGTATCACACTCTTGAGCTGCTTGTGAAGGTCCTAAAATTTTATCTTGTTCTTTTCTCCAAGTTTCATCTCTTTCAGGATGGTCAGTCCAATGTAATCTAATGGTATTAAATTGATTCGTACCTTCTTCAGCACCTAACCATTGTTTGTGAAACCAATTACCCACACCATTAGGTGTTGAAAGAGCAATACATCCACCACCAGTTGATAGTGTTTGTTGTGCTGCAGTCCATATGGTATCAATTCTATCAATGAAAGCGGCCTCATCAACTATCAATAATGATAGAGCTTCTGAACGACCAGCTGATTCATTAGATGCTATTGCCTTTATTTGAGAACCATTTTTAAATCTTATGGATAATTTATTCACTTCTTCTGTATTGGTTTTTAACCATTGAGGTAATCCTTCATACATCACTCTTACCTTTGTAACAAGATTTTTAGCCGTATCCTTACCTGTAGCAATAACAAGAATATTCTTATCATTGTGAAATAACATTAACCATAAAGCATATCCAGCTGATAGAGTGGATATACCTAATTGTCTAGCTTTTAAAATTATATTATAACGATTGTCTTTAAATTCTGTTAAACACTTTTCTTGAAATGGATATAAATCAAACTTCACCTTACCCTTTGTAGGATGTTGAATAGTACAATACTTTCTCATAAAATGTACAGGGTCTGCTGCACATTTCAAGTATTCCCTTTGTATAGCTTGTTTTAAATCACTCACTTGATTTGTCCTGCTAAATAAACAGTACTAGATGTAAAGAAAACTCCACCAAAGAACCATAAGTATCTATTGTGATACCATTTTGGTTTTATTGTTTTAATCATATCTTCTTTGATTTTAATTTGTTCTTCATAAAGTTTTGCTTGTTCATCACATTCATCTATATATTCATCACATTCTTCCATTTGACCTTCGAAATTCAAATAAGCACTTTCACATACTTCTCTTTTAAATTCAAGAGCTTTTATGTTATCAAACATATTCTGAACTTCCTCAGCTGAAAAACAAGTTCCCTCACAAGGAACTACATTTGGGTCTATTTCCTCTGTAAAACTAAATGAACACATTAATAATATTAGTAATAATTTATACATTAGTAATTACCTCCACCTTGATTCATACCACCACCATCACTTGGAGGAGGAGTTATATCAGGTGGGGGAGGTGTTCCATCACCTATTGATTCATCTATAACTTCCAATACAATAACCGAGTTATCATTTGGCTCCATAGAATGTTCTGTCATAATAGTATCATCAGCGTGTCTATGTAAAGGAGCACCTATTGGAACGAGTTGATTGTTATCACTTCTTTGGTATCTTGGAGTAGTAGGTGCTTCAAATAATTCAACAACAGGATTTGTATTCACTTCACCAACATTATTAACTTCACCAACAATATCAGGTGCAGAACCTATTGGAATTTGTTGTTCAATTGAATCTATTGTATCATTAACTATAGGAACAAGTTGAAGTGAATTTCCCTCTAAAGCCCCACCAACAGTTGTATATTCATAACCACCTATCATAACCGTATTACCAATATAAGGCTCATTTGTACCATAGACTTTCATTGTGGCTTGATTGCTTTGAACATCATCTAATGTGGTATCTTGAGTTGTATCTCCATTAACAGCAGCCATTATTTTTTCTCCTTGCTAAAGTTTTTTAAGAAATCCTTAGCTTCTTTGTTAGAAACTTTCTTTTTCTTATATTTTTTGTTTTTAATTTCTTTAAGAGCTTTTTTCTTATTTTCTAAACTCTTTTTAATTGCTTTTTGTGACTTCTTTTTATCTTTTAATATATCAGAAACTTTTTTAGATTGTTTTTTCAATCCTTTAAGTTTCTCATCTTTTTTACCTGCACTTCTACCTGATAGAAATGCAACAAAGATTCCACCACACAAAACAAAAAATCCTATAACATATTTTTTTATTTTACTGAACATTACTTTTTACCAAAAGGTAATTTATCCCAAACAGGTTTAATCACCGCATCGAATATAATGTCGTCTTTTTTACTTGGTGATAATTTTACGATTTTTTCTAATGTATAAAATCCTAACATTACCCATTCCCAATTTGCTAATACCCATTCTGTCATTGTATTTCTCCTATATAAGTTTGTTTGTTACTTTGTTTAATTGCATATCAACCTCACCATTCGCTAAAGCATTTGCTACTGTTTCATCAAATGGATTTTGTTCTCTTTGTCTTGAGATTTCTTCAACCCATTGAACCATATCTTTTTCTAAGGCTTCCATATTTATTAAATCTTTTAATCTTCTATAAGCAAACCATCTTATTGGTTTTTCTTTTAAATCATATTCATAGTCCATTTGACAATAATAACATCTACCATCAGCTTTCCAACAATCTCTATCCCACCCTTTAGCCATTTTTGGACTACAATTTTTTCCACAATCTTTACATTGGTGGTTAAACATACCAACAGCAGGCATACTACCACCTTTTTTTACTTGAAAACCATCTTTCTGTTCCCACTCGTATCCTTCACTATCCGTCCATTTATCACCAACTTTACGGTGTTCTTGCACAGGTGAATATCCAGATTGTATTTTTCCACCATAAGTCCCATCCAACATAGATTGAACTTTTGCTAAATTTTTACTTTCTTTCGCCATAATACCTCTTAATCTTATATATATAAATATCTAAAAATAAATTAAACCTGTTATTTGATTAATTGGGGCAAAGGCTCCTGTGAATTTATATGTTTTTCCTTTGTACTTAAACACTATTCCTTCACTTGGAACTATAGCATCCACACCACCAATCTTGTTTAATTTATCTAATTGTAATTTTAATGTATTTAATTTTTTCTTATCACCACTAGCTTTTACATTCTCTATTGATGTATTTAATTTCTTTCTAATACTTTGAACTGATTTCTTTGGATTAGCAGCCATAAATCCTTTTACATTCTTTAATATTTCTGCACCAACTCCAAAGAACAATTCTTCAAATGGTTT